TTTGGTGTTCTTTTGCTCACCTTCGTTAGGCTTCTCCGCGAAAAGCCTGTCATAAAGTGAGTAGAAAACCGCCAGTTTTTCACAATTTTGAAACGTCGCGGGCGCGTTCTCGCACTCTTTTATAGCGTCGCAAAGCTCCCGTTTCGTAAACAAAATTATCCCTCTTCCATCTGCTCGATACAACGGCGGATCGCCGAGCGTTCTCTGTCGGTTGTAGCGTCATTCATCATCTCGCGAAGTTCCGAGATCATGTGTCCCTTGCTGCTGTCGTGGCTGTATCTGCCGCGATTATCGCGACGCCTCTCGGACATCTCGCCGTCGTGACTGTAATGACCGCGTACATAATGCTGCCCGCGATTTGCGTAGCTGTTGCCGTCGCCGTAGCCGCGCATATCCCGTCCGTCGGACTGGCTGTAACCGTCGCCCCCGAGCATAATAATTTTGTCAATGTTCTTTATTGTGTCAGTCAGTTTGTGAACCGCTTCAAGGCTGCCCGTATCAATTTTCCCTTTACGTGCTATCTCGTCAAGTTCGGCGCAAAGGGTGTCGCGCAGTTCCTCCAGTGCTTTCATACTCATAACGTTTCTCCTTTCATATTAAGTAGTAGGCGCAGTGGGCGCGGTCGGAGCCGTACCATCTATCGCCGTAAGATTATTCGACGGACATGGACAAGCTCTGCCGAGCAGTCTGAACGCTCCGCCCGTTCCGCTGGTAGCAACTACCGTTGAATAGCGTGTCCGAGTTCGTATGCCGCAGGCGGTGATTGGTGCGCAGCAGCGGTTTGTCAGCGGATAAAGTTCCGCGCCTGTGCCGATAGTTATCATAACTGGCGCGTTGATCGTCGCGGTATCGGGAATAGCCTGTGCTATCACGATACAATACTTCTCGCCGTTGCGATAGCTTCCCGTGGGAATGTTCACAACGATATTACCACCTGTGAACGTTACCGACTGGCTTATCACAAGACGGTTGCAAAGCCCGCATACGGGTTTACATGCCATTATTTGCCGCCTCCTTTATTTCGTTCAGTTCTGATGTACCATCGGCCGCATTCAATGTGTGTGTAAGACCGCCCAGCGCCTGTGCCATCATATTGTTGAAGTCCGTCGCCTGGATATCGGCGGCGATTTTTAACACCTGCGCATACATCATCAGATCGTTAAGGCTCATCTTGCTTTTATCCAAGCTCTCGAGCACCTCTATTAAATGCTCCTTTGCTGTTTCAATGGTGTGCATTATTACCTCCTCAGAATCAAAGGGCGATAGATAAACTACCGCCCCGAAATGTAATCACCCTTTCGGGGAAGTGGTCGTTGCGTTTTTTGCAATAACCATCAGAATCCGCAGTTACCGCAGCCGCTGTTGCAGCTGCAGTTATTGCCGCTGAATGAAGCCTGTCCGCAGCAGTTTGTCGGGAACGTCACGGGGGTGGGCGGCTGCACGATATATGCGGCAGTAGGACACTCCGCGCCCGTGCGGCGGAGGATCTCCGCCTTATTGGCGTCCATAGCCGCCATAAGAACGGCATTCTGGTTAGACTGAGAAGCCGCAAGACGAAGCGCCTGATTCTCGTTCTGAAGCGTGGATATCTTATCCTGGCACAGATAATCGAGTATCGCGCGGCTGTTCGCGTTCTGATTGTCGATGATGTCGCGGGTGTTGTTGTTCATGGTGTTCTGCAGAGCGCAGGTGTTTGTCGCCATGTTGTAATTTATACCGTCGATGGCTCTCTGCGTGGTGCAGCAGCAGTCCGCAAACTGTGTCTGGAGCGCGTTCTGACCCTGCATCATAGCTACCTGTGTAGCGTTAAATCCTTGCTGGGTGGTAAAGCCCAGGTTGCAGATAGCATTATCAACACCGTGGAAGCCGCTGGTCATGGTATTGTTGAGAGCGAATGTGCTGTCGCAGATACCCTGCTGAATACCGCGGATACCGTTTTCAACCTGGCTGAAATTCATATCCTGACAAAGATCGGCACGCGTCAACGCTCCCGAGGCTCCGCCGCCGAAACCTCCGCCGAAGCCGCCAAAGCCTCCCCAACCGAACATTCCGAACAGCAGGAAAAGGACGATGAACGCCATCCAATCGCCGCCCCAGCCCATTCCGCCACCGTTTCCGTCGTTATTTCTGGTAACAGCCGCTATATCGGCAGGAGTCATTTCGCTTGTAGTTAATGACAGAAATGAAGTGTCCTTTTCAAAAATTTAGTTACAGTATCAG